GGGTGCATAGCCGGATAGGCGGTTGCCAGTGGTACTGGCATCGGTGGATTTCTTTACTCGCCGTCCGCATTTGCAGATATAGGTAGTCACACTCTCACCTCCGTGTCCTTCAGGCGGTCCAGCATCTCGGCCTGCAGGTCTTTGTTCAGGGGCTGGAAACGGTTATTTCGCCAGCCGTAGCAGAGGATAGTGCCATAGATAGGCTGGCCGCGATAAGTACGGTTCAGGCCCTTGCCGTAGATGGCGTACACCAGCACCGCCGGGGTGCGGGGCAGAACTTTCTGCTCGCAGGGACACTGCAAAAGCGCTTCCATGCCCTGCAGCGTGTCCGGCAGGGTAGTGATGACCGGGTCCTTCCCCGGCTGAATCAGAATACCTTTCATTCATTACTCTCCTTTGTGTATCCGTGCTTGATACGGAGCTTTTCCAGCTCGTCGTAGTAGATGTCATGCGAAAATTTGACACTGGAAAGGTACTCCCGCTGGAATGCGTCGGACAGGGTGGAAAGAATCTCCAGCGCCGCCAAGGCTTTGCCAAGAGTGGAGGCGATGCTTTCAAGAATGCCAGTATTGCAATCTCGGCGGAAGAGCCTGTCAGAGCCGTAATAACGGTCCGGACGGAGTATGCTGTCAGCAAAGCCCTGTTCCAAAGTGGAAGTGCCAGTGCAAATGTCGGCGGCCGCTTTGTTCAGGGAGGCAAGCTGCTCATAGATTAGCGCCGACTGCCATTCGGGGATATTCTGGATATATTCCAGCAGTGCTTTTTGATTTTCTGTGTTCATTTTTCTTGCTAAAACCTCCAAAGTATGTTATCCTTCGGGGTGATGGGCTAGAAAAACCATCATCCCCGCAGCTCGCCGGTGTTCCAGCACCGACGGGCTTTTTTGCGTTCATGCGTCCCTCCGGTTTTGCCGGTACTCCGGCGCTTCGGTGCGGGCGTGGCGGCGGTCGATGTACTTGCGGCGCTGAGCCTCGCGCTCTGCGGCATGGTCGCCCAGCTGGACGAAGAACAGCGCCAGCAACAGCAGCACCATCGCGGTGATGAAGTCGGTGTCGGAGATGACACCGAGGGCTTCGATGCTGCCTGCAAAGCCAAGTGCGTACAGCATCCCGACGGCACCGCTGGCCACCGCCAGCCAGTACCAGACGCCAGATTTGATTCTCATGCGGATGCCTCCTTTCCAATTTGCGGGAAGAAATACTCCCCGATTTTCTCTTGCGGGATATGGAGCACCCGGCAGATAGAGGTAATTTCCCTCGGAAGCCAGCAACCGCTGTCTTCCGGCGCGTTCAGGCGCTTGCTCAGTGTACGGTCACAGATACCCGCCAACACAGCCAGCTCCTGCTGCTCCAGCCCTTCGTCTTCAATGAGACGGCGGAGCTTGAGGTAAGGTTTCTTCATCGTGCTGCCCTCCCCTCTCACGCTGCGCCGCCGGGACGGCTGTCCATCTTCTTGAGGCTGTTGACCAGATTGATGCTGCGGGCGGCAGTCTCCATCTGGTCAAAGTCTTCCGGGGCCATGCCTGCGCACATATCGTGGAGGCGGACGAGCCGGGTGGCTTCGTCCACGGTCAGGCCGTAGGCGGCGGGGTTAAGTGCAGACTTCTTCATAAAAAAATCACTCCTTTTTCTCGGTGGTGAAGATGTCGGCCCTGATCTGGTCGAACGCGGGCAGGCCAAAGGCGACGATCTTCAGCTGGTCAATGCGGCTGGCCGGCAAGCTCGACGGTGCGTACCTGCCCGAACTCGGGGTTGGAGAAGATCTGTAAGTCGTTCATGTGCTTCACCTCCTTTCGCTGAGATTGTGTTGCAGCCTCAAAACCGTCTTCAGGTTTTGCGCTGTGGCTTCATTTTACTGCGGAAAAAATGAATTGTCAACACATAACGTGCAAAAATCTTCACTTTTTGTGTTGACAGCACAAAATCAAAAGCGTATACTAACATCAGAACGAAAGGAGGTGAACAAAATGACTGTCGGAGAACGAGTGAAAGAAGTTCGCAAAGAAAATGGACTGTCTCAGGAGGAATTTGCTCATAAGCTTGGGTTTGATACTCGTGGAGCGATTGCAAATATTGAACTGGAACGTACGGAAGCATCTGATAAGCTACTTTCTCTTATAAGTAATCTTTTCGGCGTCCGCGAGGAATGGCTGCGCACCGGTGAAGGCGAGATGATGGCGGCAGATACCCAGTCGGACAAAATCGCCGCGTTCCTTGGCGACCTGACCCGGGATGACGATGACAATTTCCGAAGGCGCTTTGTCGAGATGCTGGCCGACCTCAGCCCCGCCGATTGGAAGCTGCTGGAGCATATGGCCGAAAAATTGGCACAAAAAAAAGAGCACCCGTAGGTGCTCAAAGGATGCGATATGTCAGCTGATCAGGCGGCTTGCGTATATCCACACAAGCCGCAGTTTGCGAAAATCCGCTTTCTCAAGCAGTCGCATAATAGCATCGATGTAGTCTTGACGTGTCATTGTCTGCTTGCCTCCCGCAACACGTTGTTTTATTTGCCTATATTATACAACTAAACGGTGTTTTGCGCAAGAACAAATACTTGAGCAAAAATCGAACGAAAATTGAGCTTTTTACAATGAGGAGGGAAAACCATGAAAAAGATTGTCTCTTTGATGCTGACCGTGGTGCTGTGCCTTGCGTGTGCAGTGACGGTGTTTGCCGACACCGAGTACAAAGTGGGGCGGGATGTGGAGTTTTCCGGCCAGACGGATTTCGACTACTTCTATACTTATACAGACAAGGACGTGAATTATAAGTGTTTCTCTGTCGTGTCTGCGGAAGGCCAGCGCTTCTATGCGGCGGTCAAAGAAAATCTGTACGAGTATTACAGAGCTACGTTTGCGGGCCAGAGCCTTACACTGAATGGTGCCTATCAGCGTGCGGCAGATGATGGCTCTCCGGTTATCAAGATTCGCACACAGATTACGTTTGATGAGAAAGGCAAGAAGGTCTCCACCTTGCTGGATGAGTTGCTCGTGCCTGTGCTGAAAGTAAATGCGGATTCCCTTGACTTCCAGACTATCTATGATGTCTTTGATGACAGCGCGCTTACCGTTGCGAATGACGGTTCTTATATCACGTTCGATACGAATCCGTATAATTTTAAGGATAGTTTTCTTTTCACGGATGTTGTTTTGAGAGAAATCAAACTCGCAAACCAAATTTATGGCCTGCCGGACTGGCTTTATGAGGAGATGGTCAGCACAAAAGCGCTGGATGGCCGTCAGAAGGAGTCTTTTGACCGTCTGACAGTCACATGGACTTACTCTCCCAACACTGGACTTGAGGTCACCTATCGTAAAAACAGCTGAGTCAACCGTCTTGTTAATTGAATATACAAAAAACTCCCCCGGTGCTACCAACACCGGAGGAGTTTGAAGAATGGCTTGCTCACGAGGAACAATACCAGCCTAGACAACTGTATTGTACCACCTCTGGGCAGGCTTGTCAAAGTGTACCCATATGGAGGTGTATTTTTATGGGAAAGCGAGTCAATACCGCCGTTTGGCTGGAAAAGCAGCAGCGCTGGCAGATCAAGGTGCAGAAGGACAGCGTGCGCCGAACCTTCACCAGCTCGAAGCCCGGCCGCACCGGCCAGCGAGAAGCAAATCGCAAGGCCGATCTGTGGCTGGATGAAGGAATCAGCAGCACCACCAAGCGCTGCTCTGAGCTGTGGGAAGAGTTCCTTATCTCGGTAAAGGCCACAGCAGGCAGCAGCTATGTGGAGCAGGTCGAGAAGTTTGGCCGGAACTACATACTGCCGGTCATCGGCGTTCGCCGTATCGGCGATCTGAGCGCCGGTATGCTGCAAGACGTCCTGAATCGTGCCTATAAAGAGGGCTGTCTGAACCCGGACAGCAAGCGCAAGAGTGCAGGCAATCTCTCCCGCAAGACGCTGCAGGGCATCCGGAGCGTTGAGATGGCCTTCGTCAAGTGGGCGCGGCAGCACCAGTACACGTCCCTGCGGCCCGAGGATGAAGTTGTTGTCCCGAAGGGGGCGCGAACCAAGGGGAAAAGGATCCTACAGCCCGATTCGCTGCGGATACTGCTTTCCACCGACACCCGCGTCATCCGTGGAAAAGTGGAGGCCGATGAAAACATCCACGCCTATCGTCTGGCTGTAATGACCGGCCTGCGCCCCGGCGAGCTGCTGGGCCTCCGCGTGGGCGATGTGGACGGCAACCGGCTGCACCTTTCCAGGGCCATCAACACCCTGAACGAGGAAACCAGCGGAAAAAACGAAAATGCCCTGCGGGTGGTCATCCTGCATCCGCTGGCGGCGGCAGAACTCAAAGCTCAGCTCCAACAGCGCACCTTCGAAGAGGAGCGCCCCTTGCACTATGATGATCCGGTGTTCTTGCTGGACAACGAGCAGAGCCTATACAACTACTGGAGATTCTACCAACGCTGTAATGGCATCGACCCGCCCATCAGTCTGTACGAGCTGCGGCACACCTTCGTAAGCATGGTTGAAGACACTGTGTCCCCTGCCCAACTCCGCCGCATGGTTGGTCACAGCCGAAGTATGGATACTTATGGCTGG